CAAGTGCCTTAAGACCCTCTCGGATTTGTTGATGTGTTAGCGTCAACAAGTCGCGGTCGCCATATTGATTGCCGTGGCGATCTACCAATCTCATCGCCAGTGCGTAACGCTCAACCAGGGTCATGATGTCCTCGCGGTTCATCCTTCCACCCTTTCATAAGTCATCTCAAAGATGTCAGGCTTGCATGGGTAGTGCTCACCCTTTACGCCAGTGATGATCCAGTCGCCAGTGGTGACCTCCATCGGCCCTTCAAGCGTTGGTATGTACGCTGAAAAATTGTTGGCTGTGGAACCTTTCCGCAGTTTTACATGCGGGTGGTCACCTTCTTTGAACCATTGTGTGGCTTCAATGACCACGGGCTTTTTTCTGAATTTCATTTATTCCCCCTTGCTCGTATGGCGGCGGCACATTCCTTCACGCCGTACAGATTCGCTCTTTCACGATCCTCGCACACCTTCGCACACGCCTCACGCTCGGACTCGCGAACTTGCCACTCAAGTTCTTCCAACAATTTTTCTATGCTGTCGCCGTGCCCTGTGGCGTAACCTTGGCTCATCATCCAAGCGGCCAGCTTGTTTCGCTCGGAGGCGGCAACTAGGGAAGCGAAGCGTGTTACAGACCCTAATGGCTTTTCGTCAGATCCGTAAGCCAATCCCGCCTCCCTCGCCATGCGGATTATTTCTTCTCTATCCATGATTCTTCCCCTTCTTTGTTACTCCATTCTTGCCACCTTGCTGCGATGAGATCTGATAAATGTTTAAGCAGCGATTGATCTGAATCAGATAAATCATCTCTACCTGCGTACTCAAACAGCAAGTTCCATATAGCTTCGCGCTCATGCTCGGCAACAAGATATGCAAAGTATTCAAGCTGATAAAAAGCATGAACAACCCCGTTGGAATCAGCAAGCCCAGCCTCTCGCGCCATGCGGATGATGTCTTCTCTATCCATGATTCTTCTCCCGCAGCTTGGCTTCAATCATTCGCACAAACGCTTCTTCCCATTCACTATCAGCAATATGTTCAATCTCATCATCAGTCAGCCCAACCCATTGCTTTGGTGGTGCGGTGTAGAGGGGGTTGCATTTAAATCCCATTTCATCCATATACCGTTTACTACGAGACACATCGCCGCCCTCTGATATCCACGCCACCGGCTCTTGCTCTGTCTCCAGTGCTTGACGAAGGGCGTTAATCGCTTCCGAGTAGTAATCTTCATCACTAAATTCCATGCGAGCCACATCGTTTGCATCCTCCAGCGCCTCAAGCGCCAGTTGCATAGCTTCTCTGCTCATTTCTCCCTCTCCCTCAACATTGCGTCTGCAATCATGTAAGCCTGCCTCGCGGTTGCATCAAAATAATTTCCCTGCGCCAGTGCTTGCATCGCCTTGGCTGCAAAATAATCACGCAGGGACATACCTGATTGGACTAGGTATGTGTGTGCGACAGGAAACGCTGCCCCACCGTCCGTTGGTGTCTTCGCATTTTTGTTTTCACTCATGCTCGATCCCCCGCATGTTGTTTCCATGTTTCTTTCTCCTTCATACGTTGTTCGTAGACTTCCATTAACAACTCAGCAGCTTCTTTTATTTTGAATTTCTCAGCAGTACAGTAGTCGGGCAAGCCCTCGGCGTAACCCTCAAGCCATGCGGCGAGCATACCGAACTTATGTGCGGGACTCATTCTTCACTCCTCTTCATGAAGGGAGGTTCGTCTGCGTTGTTTAGTATCCGTGCAATCTCACGGTCGATATACCACCGAGCCTTACGCAAGTCTTCAACCTGCTCACCTTTCAGGCCAGCTCTCCAAAGATATTTAATAGCATTCCCTACACAGAAATTCATGTGCTCGGTAATCTCTATACACTCGACACCGCTTGGGTGCTCGGTGTAATGCTTAGGATGGTTTACGGGATCGTTCATAGTTTCTTACCTCCATGATTGCGTTTGCCACTAGCTCTTGTGCTTCACGCACAATGCTTCGTCTGCCTCTAAGTACACCGACTATGAAGCCAGCTAAAAACCCAAAGGCCCAAATTAAAGTATCTTCCATGTCTCACCTCTTCAACCAATGTTGCCAACCCTTTAACCACTGCCGAGGCCAGAGCATTTCTGTGTCCACTACCGCCCCGCGAGCAAATAGCTCAGACGCAGATACACGCATTGTTTTATCTTCTTCGTATATCTCTCGCTTGGCTACCTCGTTGTAAGTTTTAACAAACGCCCCCGGCTGCACCCATACAGGGTCGAGGTAGTGTGGGTAGTACACCATGCCATTCAAACGAAAAATAGGCTGTATGTCGGTTACTACTTTTTCTTCTTTAATTGTTGCCATGTTGTTTCTCCCTAGCTATTAACATTGCGTCTGCAATAATGTAAGCAAGATTTGCAAATGCCTCTTCTGGTTTGTACTGCGGCATCTGCCCCCATTTACCTGCGAGGATTCCCGTTATTGCTGCTGCGGCAAATCGATCACGTAAGTTTTCCTCGTAGGCTTCAGCCTCTGCAAACTCTTTGTGCATCTGCCTTATTTCTTCATCGGTCATATCTCCGTACATGGCTTTCCTCAATTTATCCATATCGCTCATGATTGCACCTCAAATTTTTTAAGACGCCACACCGGAGAAACCCGTGCGTGGCTGCGAGCTGTTTTGCTGTTGACGTACCCACCTGTTTTTACAATCACATCCTGCCTACTTAGTGCTAGGCATAGCGCACCCCACGCATTGTGGTGGGGCGGTGCACCTACCCCTTGTTCTTCGGCAAATGTTCTTGCTGTTTCAAACAAACAACCAACCGGCCCCGCTTGTTCAAAACGCCTGATAACACAGTCAAAAGCCTTAGCCCTCCACTGCGCTCCCGCATTGGTTAAAACCAGATCGGTGCCCCCATCTCTAAGTTCTGTAGCGGCGTTCATTCGGCACCTCCACTAAGTCTGAACTCAATACGCGCACGATCCAGTGCGGCAATACGCTTGCGCTCTGCTACCACCTTGGGGTCTTTCCAAGGGTAGGGTTGTTTAAGCAGTCGCCACTGACGTTTGAATGTTTCGAGCACGTTGGTGCTCTCGGATGTTGTCTTGATGTTCACACCATTACTCCTTCTTTCAATGATTGGTTAATTTCTTCCTGTGTACGAAACCTGCCTGTCGGGTTGGTAAAGCGCAGACTTTGAATGTGCGCCCATGCGGGAAACCACGTTTTCAACATATCGCGTAAGTGCTCCCGCCTTGCTGCACTATCGCGCTCGACCTTTTTTCGTAGATCTAGCTCCTTCTTTTCTTCTTTGCTTAGCTTCGGAGCGTTTGGGTCTTTTGGTTCTTTTTCTTTAGGTGCAGGGGCAACTGCAACTTTGAGCTTAAGGTCTTTCTCGATGTAGTTGAAAAACGATTTAGCCAAGAGCTTCATGTTGTGCTCGTAGTTGTTCTCGTCGTATACATCCTTGAGCAAACTAGGCTCTGGCTTTACTTCCACAACAGGTTTTGGTTCTTCAACAGGCTTCGGTGTTTCAACAGGCTTCGCCTTCACGACAGGCTTTGTGTTGGGAAGTAAATAATAATGACGAGTAATACCGTCATCGTCCGTTTGCGAAATGAATTCCAGCTTCCCCTTCTTAACCAACGAGCTAAAAATTTTGCTCGCGGTTTTAGAGTCTTTCTTCAAATGTGCACCGTACTGCCTTGAGCTGACAGGTGCGTTCTGACTTTTGACAAAAGCCCAAGCCTTCTGCTCATCTTTAGTTAAGGTTGCCATACCGTTTCTCCGTATATGCTTTCCAATAATTAACTTCACTTACTCCAACACGCATGGCAAACCAGATCGCCACACGCTGTAAAAACGTTGGTACAAACACATGCTCATGCTCTGGCACAGCCTCGCTAAATATTGGGGCTTGTGGCTCTGGCTGCTTGGCTTCTTCCTTGGGAACTACTATCGGGGCATCCAATAGAGCACGGCGTTTGCGCTCAAGGTTAATGACTCGGTAGATGGTTGATCGCGCACGGTTCGTCAATGTTTGTATAACGTCGACGGTAATCCCCGATTCATACATCCTATAAATTTTGTACACTTCTGAACGGGGTATCCGCTTACGGCGGGAACGTTTTGATGAGTTCGTCTTTGAGTTCATTTATATTCTCCTCGTTGATTACGATTGCTAAACCCCCTGCACTTCTTATCTGTGCAAGGT